GCGATGAGACCTGGAGTAAGCGTAAGAGTACCGGTGGCCAGAACGATTCGGGTAAGGAGACCAGACGCCTCAACCGTTTCATCGAACAACTCAGAGCCATCCGTATCGAGAAGCTGGACGCGCATTGACCAACCAGCCATGTCAGCCGCAGCCTCTGCCTCAGTCACAGTGGCAAGGTCCCACATAGCAGAACAGTCGTTGCCGTACTGAGCCTTAACGAACGCCACGGCGTCGTCATCAGACTCTGCACTCACCGCCATAGCTGAGACGCCGTCGCGCAACGTACGAGCAGGCGTGGACTCCATGGACGGGAGAGATACTAGGAAAGGCGTAGCAGCCATAACGGCCTCCAATCAAAGTGGCGTAGAGAAAGCGCGAACAGGGGGCCGAAGCCCCCCGTCCGTATCTCACATTAGGCCGGGCGAATGCCAGGAGCCATCGCAAGGCCCTTCTCGCTGAACAGCGCAAGGCCCGCATACCACTTCACACGCCAGATACGCTCGTCTTTCGTCTCAGACTCACCGACATCCACAACATGGAGACCGGCCTGCTCGCTGGCGGTAAGGCCTGCGATACCCTGCGAACGACTGCCGTCATCCAGCGTGCCTGCGAAGATAGTCGCGCAGTTCGTGCTTGACGTTACGGTCTGGTCGATAGCGATGTAGTCATTACGGAAGCATGGCGTACCGCGATAGGCTGGCACTTCCACGCCGCTTGGCAGCTTGATAGCGTCCATTGCCGACGTACCACCGAGAGCGCGAAGCAGCTTGTTCATGCTACGAATTTCACGCTGGTTCATCGTGAGGTAGTCCACCTCACCGTCCTTGTCGATGACCAAGTCCATGACTTCGTCAAGGATTTCGAACGTCAGTGCAGAACCCGCAGCACCGGTATCGACTTGCTGCCCAGCCGCACAGAGAACCGTGAGACCAGGGAACGTATAGTTCGCGCCGTCGCCGTTGATGAGCAAGTCCTGGTACTTGCGCCCGGCCGACTTAGACTTGGACGCGATCTGGACCGCCGTCTGGTTGTTGACGTTCGAACGAGTGACCTGAATCATGCCGTTGACTTCAGCATCGCCCATGATAGTCGTCAGAGTCGAAGTGACCTGGGTGAAGGTAGCCGCGTCCTTTGCAGACTGACGCTCAGTCTGGTTGTTGCCAGAAGTAGCGCCAGCGCCGATAACGCCGTCCGTGTTGCCCACGCCGATAGTCGCAACAGGGCCGAGGGCGTTCTCACGATTGTACGCGAGGGCATTACCTTCGATGCCGTCGAACGGCAGGACATGATAGAATCGATTCACAGTTATGATGTTCTCGATTAAACCAGCAACAAGGTCATTCTGAGACAGCTTGGCCGATTCAAAAAGGGTGACTGTTGGCATTGGGACTTCTCCTAGAAAATGGGTTGAACCTTACAGCTCGGCAAGAGGCTCCGCATCTCGCGGACTTCTTGACTCGCCAGGATCACCCTGGAGAAGTCGAACCTCGGTTCTATCTCAATTAGGACCAGTCCTAAGAAACAGAGCCGCCTTCGATCTGATATTTATACCCTATCATCAGTTAATGTCAACCCTGGTGTGCCTCCAGGTACTCTGCGAGCTTTCTAGCTAACACTGGATCGTCCCCTATTCGACCAAGGGCGTTGTTGCAGGAAGAGCAAATCCATCCACGAAACGCTCCGGTTTTATGGTCGTGGTCAAAGGCTAGTCGCTTGCCAGTGACATCGGGCCTCTCACAAATCTCGCACAGCACCGGGCAGGACCTACCCGCTTTCGCTTCTAACACTCTGCGGGAATGCTCGCGAACGTACACCTTCTGCCTAGCATTAATCTCCGCCCTTCCCTCTTCAGTAGCTACCTTCTCTCGATACGCCTTGCTCGCCCTACTCCTCATCTTACAGACTTCTTCAGGATTCAGCTTGCGCGTGTTATGGTGATACGCCCTCTGGTACACTCTCTGCTTCTCTGCGTACTCAGGATTTTGACGGCGACGACGCGCAGCTAATTTGTTTGATAGTCGGGCTTTGTCTGGGTCAGTATAGGGCACTATTTAGTCCTCCTAAAGAAGACACATATTACCATGTAAGACCCTGTACTGTCCATCCCCGCAAAGCAAAAGGCCCCGGAGTTTTAATCCGAGGCCTCTCACCGCGCACCACCGCCACAAACTGTTTATGCAGGAGCCTTCGTGTGCAGTCCTTTTGAAAGACCTGAAGTGATCTTGTCAATAGAAGTGCGTTCCGCACCGGCTGGTTTAACCGGGGACTTACCACCGGAACCTGGAGGATGCCCGCCGCCGCCCTTCACTTCACTGTCGAAAAGTCGTGCGTACGAGGCGTCACTTTTCATTTCAGTGACCTTGTCCGCTACGCCCATCCAGCCGCCTGCTCCGTTGGAACGGATGTCCCCGGCGTCGTCAACGACTCGAACAACGTAGTCCTCACCCTCTTGAACAACCTTCACGTACTTCTCAACGAACGGACGAAGCAGCTTCGGATCACCCTTTTGCGCGGCGATAGCAGAGGCCGCAGCCTCACCGACCAGATGCTTCTGCAAAGAAGTAAGCATCTTAGCCACCTTCGCATCCGCCGTCGTAACAACCTCGGTGTTCTTACGCTCGTAGTCGGTCTTGATCTTCTCAATGGACTTCATCAAGTCAGGACCGCCTTTCACCTTACCGAGCAGCTCACCAATATGCGTCTCGATATTCTCAAGAGGATTCTCCTCGTTGATGTTCTCAAGACCGAGTTTCTTGGCGAAGTCCACAACCGCAGTCTTAGTTACGCGGCGAGCGGCCGACTCATCATTCGCCGCCTTCAAGTCTTTGCGAGCTTTCGCAAGCGCAGCAGTCTCCCCGGTGTACGCAGTGACAAGAGGTTGGGCAGCAGCCGACACCGTGAACTTTCCGTCCGCCCCCTTCTCCGCGTTGTACAAGCCGCGAAACTGTTCCGGTACGGTACTCAGGTCGTCAACTGGCTTGAAATCCCACATAGGTAAGTGCCCTCCAGGCTGTTAAAGTCGGTTAAAAATCCCACATAGTGCCCTGTTTGTCAACCGCGACTTATCTTTACAGGGACGAACTCTCCCTCGATAACCGGTTCAGGCGGGGGTAGCCTCACCTGATTTTCATGCACGCCTATGGATTGGCGCTCCCACTCTTCAACGCTACGAGCCGCCATGGGTATGACCGCGATACCCACTTTGATGTTCGTAGTGCTATCCACCTTGCTACGCTCAGCGTACTTCTCGGGCTTAGCCGCCTTCAGCAACATGGCAAGGAGGGAGTCACTATACACGAACTCCTCCCCCACGATCTCACCCTTGTACCACACATCCTTCTTGATACCCTGCTTACCACGTCGAACTGCTTCAGCCTCAAGTATGTCGCCCGCTGCTTCAGCCGCAGCCTCCAACGCGGCAGCGAATGCTGGATCGTCCCTAGCCACTTTTCGAACAGCAGCCGTGTTCTTATACCCCGCCGCCTCAGCCGCTAGAGCTATGTTCGCCGTCTCCGCCAAGAGTCGCAAGAATATATGACGCCTCTTCTCTGACAAAGTGCCTGCCAGAACGAGAACGTCGAAGTGGTCTTGGTTGATAACGGCGAGCGCGTCAGTCATCGTTAGATCGTGGCTCTAGCATACCTAGTATGTTGGACTTCAGAACTTCAAGCGACCCCAGAAGTGCAAGGATCGAATTAGACTCCAGCTCCGACAAAGATGAGTAAGAGAACTGAGGAACGAGCGGCGCTTCCGGAGCCTCGCGACTGAACTCTATAACCAGTAGCGCCTCCGTCTTATCAGCGCTCACCCGTGCCTGAACGTAATCTACAATGTCCTGGATGCTACTACTCCGCGTCCCTTTGTTCTTCCTGGCAAGATGTATAACGTTAGTCACTGAGGCCCCCTCATGTAATTTTCAGCTCGACCTTGACCGGCCTGCGCAGAACTTGTAGCAGATTCGCCCGCCGAGTCAAGTGACATTTTCCCAACCCTTTCAAAAAGTGGCCTCTTCAAATCCGTGGTGCTTGCAAACCAACCTAGCCAGTTTCTTAAACTCCGCACCGTGCTCTGCCCTGTCTTTAGAGCCCTTTCGCCATATGTAAAGATGCACCATCTCATGCGCCATGGTTCTGAGCATGCTCTCTAACCGGTGATGCGCCTTTTGGGATATGATGATTTTTCTGTCCGCAGCTATGAACTTCCCGTCTGTAGTCTCGTCCCGACTCACTTGAAACACGACATCCGAACTAGGTGGCAGTCCCCACCTTCGAAAAGGCATTGTACTACGCAGTATGTCGTAGCCTTTAGCCAAAGTCTCTACGTCCCAGCAAAGCATCCTACCACCTACTTCTTAGCTGGCTTTTTCTTTGCGGCTGGCTTCGCTACAGGCTTGGGCTTTGGAGTCGTGGCGTCTGTCACGCCCTTGGTAGCAGCTTCATCAATCTCACCGCTTGTCTGCTTGACCTTCGTGCTGTACGGCTGACTCGGATCAACCGTGAGACCGTCTTCCC